TACCGGCGACTTTGTAATTCACGTCGACGAGTTACACGACGCCGGAAAGTCTCATTCATTCACGAAGACCCGCGACGTCGGCCGAGACGCGGTTCGCGACTTCGGCGACTGGGTCGAATCACCGTTCTAATCGCCGGCGTCGGCGTCGCCCCCGTCGGGCGAGACGTCACCACGACCGCCCCGGTAGAAATGCGGTCGTTCAAGGTCGACGTCTAAGGCGTCGGCTATCGCTGATTGATTGGATAGGACGACTTCTTGCCGCCGTTCGACTTTTCGAATATCATCATGTAGTTGCTCGGTTTTGCGGTTCAGTTCGGCGACCGCTTGGTCGACGGAATTGAACCGGGATTCGGTATCTTGTAGGTGCCCGGCGTCGGTCGGGTCGTCGTCGGGGCCGAAAATGCGTTCGTACGCCGGGACGGCGATATTGTAGTGCCGTCTAACTAACCACGAGACGACGACCACAACACCGCTAAATATGAACGTAATCGCCCAAATTCCAAGCGAAGACGCGCCGATAGGGCCGCTTTGAAGTAGTATTCCCCCATTCATTAGTCGACCTTACACGTCGCTAATCCCGGTTCGATTGTAATTTCGGCGAAGTTCGATAGGTCGCGGGTGTCGTTCAAGGGAGCGATATGAAGCAAGCGGGCGGTCGCGTTTATGTCGTCGGCGATGAAGGCGACATGGTCGACCGTTTCGGATGAATCCGACGTGTCGAAGGACATGGTACTGTCGTTATCGACGCCGTGCGTGCCGTCGCCAAACCCATTAAACGAAACCGTGTCGGTTTGTCGTGAATACGAAGACCCCGTCGGTTCCGTCGTAATATCGGCTTCGTCCGACGATTCACCCAAACCGTCGCTTGATTGATTGAATAAGGTGAACGTGAACGTAACACCCCGGACGTCGTTACGAGTCCAATATTTTTCACCAAAGTCGGTCGTTATGGGCGGCATTACTGGCGGTGTCGTCTTGGGGTGTTATTAGTGTCGGGTGTCGTGGGCCTGTATTTACCGTCACTATATTGGGCGCTTGCGAAGGTTAGTTTGCAGGGTCGATACCAAGCCGTTCGAACCATTCGTCGGCGGTTAGCGGTTCAAGTGAGGTATCGTCACGAACAACTTTTCGAATCGCGTCGCGTGTCGCGTCGTCGCTAATCTTCGACGGGTCGACACGGAATTCGCCGTTCAGGTAATCGGCGACTTGTCCGGCGGCGACGTCGGCGGCGTCGTCGGAAAGGCCAACGTCGGGGTTCTGCCCCCGACCAACCGCCCACACGTCGGTCGCGGTGACGATGTCGTCGATAGCGGCTTGCGTCGCGGTGACGGCGGCGACGAACACTTGCCCCGAAGGTGTCGACATGCCCGGAAAGGTGTCGGGGGCAGGGATTAGAGCGGAATTATACCCGCCGAAACGGTCGTCGTCGATATACTTCGGCCGGTATGCGGTACCTCCGGTTGCGTCTTCGACGTATTCTTCGGCGGGAAGCACGAACACTTCGGTCGGCATACTGTCGTATCCTGCCGCCGGGGGCTAAGGCGTGTCGGTCGGTTAGATAATTCGAAAATAGTCGAACCATGACGTAATTCCGTTCCCGTCGGCGTCTCGGTGTTGGAACCCGACACCGCCCGACGAAAACGTCGTGTCGGTTGGGGTAAGTTGGTTAAGTTGTGACCCCGTATCGTCGAACAGCGTCACGGTGAACGAACCGTTTGCTCCCCATTCGACTTCGACTTCGTACCACGTATTATCGGTGTACGATTGGTTCGAAACCGCAAGTCGTGTCTGACTGCCGCCTTCGAATTTTGCAAAGGCAAATTCGTTTTGTTGCGGGTATAGGTGAACCCGATAATTGTTATCGACTGAAGTTGATTGAGAGGCGAAAAATAAGCGGTCGTCGGTAGACGTGTCGCCTTCTTCCGGTTGCCACCAAACCCGGAACGTGTCGCCCGCTTCGGGGTAGCGGTCTAATCCTGAAGTTGATGTCATAGATATGTTGCCCGCCGTCGTAGTTTCAAGCGACAAACTCCCGTTTTGAACCCGGTTCGATGTTACGTCGAACGACCCGGTGTCGCCCGAATATTCCGCTACGTCTCCATCCTCGAAGTCGTCGACGGTGCCGGTCGCGCTTGTGTCCCCGGATTCGGCTATTTCAGCTATATCGTAGTATGAATTATACGACCCGCGGAATCCGAACCCACCGCCGGAGTAAGCCGTATCAGTTGCACTAATGGAATCTACTTTGTTACCGGAATTGTCGTAAACAGTAAACGTGATATTTCCGTCCGAAGACCACTTTATCACCCATTTCATCCATTCGTCGATAGGAACCCCCGAACTGCTTGAACTTGCTATTTTATTGAAGCTACCGCCGCTTTTTACCCATATTCGAAGACCGTCGGTTGACCCTTCCGTCGTCCCCACCATATACAGGTTATCCGCGTCCTGAACGCCGAACAACGTTTGCGGCTGTTGTTCCGGGTCGCCCGACCCCGACGAATCGGCGTATGCGCGAAGTTCGAACGTGTCGCCAGACTGGGGGTATCTCGGCAACCCGGAATTTGAAAACATTTCGGTAAAATCTGCTGAGCTATCGTTCTGCGAAAGCGCGTAACTCCCTTCGTAGACCGTCCCTGTTTGTGTTATAAACCCTGTCTTTGAACCCTGATACTCCGATATATCGTTATCTTCGAAGTCGTCTATCACGCCGGTCCCCGAAGTCGTCGCAGTTATTTCGGCCAAGTCCCAATACGTCGTCGCTGAATCGTCATTGCTGGAAGATTCGATAAAGTTCACCCCCCCCTCGGTAAACGTCGCGTCGGCGGCGTTCAGTTGATTCACTTGCGAATCGTTTGAATCGTATAACGTCGCCGTAATCGACCCGCCTTCGCCGTGTTCCACTTCTACCCTCATCCATTCGTCGGCGTTCGTCGCGGGGTCGTAATTCGTCGTCGCTAATTCGTTATATCCGGATTCTTGCCGGGCAATCGTGAAGTTATTGCTGTTAGCGTCCACGATGACCTGATAAGCGTCCGGACTTTCAGCGATAGATTGGGCGCACCACGCGACATATTTTATTGAATCGGTCGAATCCCACCGAATGCGAACCTGAAACGTATCCCCCGCATTCGGATAGCGGTCCAAGCCACCGACGGACGTTATTCCGGCGAAGTCGTTCGACGGTAAAGTCGTTTCGAGGGCGTAGCTCCCTTCGAACACCGTCGTCGATTGAGTAGAAAAGTTAGCCGTATCGCCCCCGTATTCCTGAATATCGTTATCTTCAAAGTCGTCGATAACCCCCGACGTCCGACCCGGCGATTCGGTCGTGAACGTGAGCCTTCCCCCAGTCGCCGTTTCGCCGCTATCGTTCCCTTTAGCGAACGACCGAAATTCGTAATCGGTGTCGGAATTTAATCCGGTAACTGTTTGTGTATACACCCCGGTCGCCGACTTCGTTATCGGGCTTGTTTGGTTCCACGACGACGCCCCCGTTTCGCGGTATTCGAAACTAACGTCGACCGACGAATTTCCACCTAAGCCATCTAACGAACCTTCTAAGTCGGCTTCGTCGGTCGTGATATTTGAAGACCCGGTCGTCGACACCGCTACCGCCGTCGCTTCGGCGGTAATCTTCGCGGTGTCGAAATACGTGTTAGACATTACAACCCGGTACCGGGGCGACCGTCATAATGATTTTAGGTCGTTTCGAAGTCTTGGTTATCACCGAACGCGACGCCGCCGTCGCTAAACGTTGTGTCCGACCCCGATACGAAGGCGACCGACGACCCGCTCGAATCGAATAGTTCGGCGGATATGAAGCCGTTCGCTTTCCAAGTGACTTCAATCGTATACCATGTTCCGTCGGTTATCGCCGCCGATACGTTTTCGAATTCCGTTTCGGTGCCGGCGTCGTTTATCCCGACGGCGAAGTCTTGTTCGGCGGCCCCGATTCGGACGAAGTAAAACGAATTGAAGCCTTGAACGCCAAAGCCGAAGAACGGGTCGGGGTCGAAGTCGTCGCCAAAGTAAATTGACGTTTCGAAGACGTCGCCCGGTTTCGGGTAGATAGGCAAACCGTCGCCGTCTAACGAGTAAACTATCGTACTGTCCGACGTGCCGGTGCCCCCCGACGGGATTTGTAGGGCGTACGTGCCGTCGTCGACGACGTTTCCTTGAACCGTTACGTCGGGGTTCGACACGTCGCCCGAATATTCGCTAAGGTCGCCGTCTTCGAAGCCGTCGATAATCCGACCGACCCGCTGAATCGACACGGATTCGTCGACTGCGGCCGTCACGTCGATTAGGGCATTGAAGTCGGCCCCACCCGTCACGGATTCGTCGACTGCGGGCGTTATCGTCAGTTCCGCGCCGGCTTCTTCGAACCGGTCGACGAAGTCGGCGTCGCGGATAACCCGAAGGCGTTCCAACTTCGTCGATTCGAGATTTGCCATTGCCGACGCCGTCGAATCGAAGTGACGTAAGCGTTAGTTCCGAACGACGAACGCGGCTTGTGCCGTGAATTCGGTGTCTTCGTTCACCGTAATGGGGCGGTTATCCGACGCGAAGACAAGGTCGTCGGTGTTGTCATTGATACCACCTTGTTCGATTGTATACGGAAACCCCGACGACGGCGTGTCGCCGGTCGTCACTCGCCCGACGACCACAACTTCCGCGCCCGATAGGTCGTTCGCTACTTGGGTACGAAACGTTTCGTTCGGAAGTGACGATAGCGTCGCGTCTAAGCCGTCTTCTTGGTCGCTAAAGGCGAAGGCCCGGAAGACCGTCTTCGACCCTATCACGGCGTCGGTGAGTGCCTTCGTGCCGTCGTCAGTAATGACGCCCTGCCCCGACGCCGACGGTGACAAGGTTAGTTCGACGACGAACCGGATATTCGACGACACCGAATACGTATCGTATACTTCGCGGGTTAGAAGGTCGCCGGTTCCGTCTTCGACACCGACTTCAAAGCCACCCGACGGGAGGTTCGACGCCGACGTCGACGCCGACGTTAACGTGATTGTGCCGGGGTCTTCGTATATCCCACCCGACGTCGATTCGTCGTTAATCGTAAGGCTCCCTGATTGGTTCCCTAAAGTGTCGTCGAAGCGGTCGGCTTCCGACGTGTCGTCACCGTATAGCACGTTTGCCGGCGTCGACCCTTGGTCGATGGCCGCCGCCGCGATTAGTTCGTGCCCGTCGATGGTAACAGCACCGCTAACCCGGTTCGTGCTAACGTCTTCAAACGACCCCGACGAATCGTCTTGTAACCGCGTCACTACCGACGTGAAGACAGTTTGTCAGCCATAAAAGATACCGTTTTGCTTGCCCTTAGCCGCCCCGACGAACCGCGTCGTCGACCGCCGTAACTGGCGTCGGTTCCCGGCGACAAGGTCGGACAAATCCCGAGTCATATTACAACGACACGTTCCCCGATAGTGAAATAGTGGTGTACCCTTCGGTCGTGCGCCCGACGCTACCGACGACGAAGTCGTCGTCTAAGCCTTCGGGCGGCCAATCTATCGGCATTAACTGCCCGGGGACGACGGCACGGAAGTCCGGGTTTGCGACGGTGAATATGATAGAACCGTCGTCGAAGGCTTCGTCGGCAAGAAACCCACGCGCCCGACGACGAAGCCCGGCTTCGGTGCGTATCGTCGGGTCGTCGATTGGTTCTTCTTTCGGCGACCGGGTATTATAGAAGTCGATAGATTGGGTCGACTCGAAGGTTTCCCGAAGGTCGTCTTTGCCTTGAATGGTGACGACGTTCCGTACGTCGAAGTCGCGGTCGACGTCGACGTCGACGACTTTTGCGTCACTATCCGAGTAGTCTATCGACACCGGGGCCGACGCCGACCCCGACCGCTTGTAAGATAACACGTTCGACGTATCGACGTACGCCGTATAGCCGTCTTCTTTTGCGAAGTCGTTCGCTATGTTTAGAATCGAATCGTTCAATCGACGGGTCGCCTTTCGTGTCGTCGGTTCGACGTCGGTGGTTAGGTCGGTTGACCGTGATTCGGTCTTGAATTCTACCGTCGTCGCTGAATCTATCATAAGCGCCCGTTCGTCGGGGACGTTCCCCCCGGTGATGAATTCGTATCGAAGCGTGCCGTTCGGGTAATCCGCCGACGTCGTTATTTCGGCGGCGTCTTCGACCGGAAGTTCGTATAGCACGTTTTCGGCCCGCCCGGTCGTTTCGATAGACCACTTGTACTGTATTCCTGCCCCGTCGACAAGATAGACGAAGGCGTCGAAATAAGCCCCCTTGTCGGCAAGCAAGAATCGCGTTTCAAGCACGTCTAACCGCCGCCCGGTGACGGTCGGCCCGCCGCTATATTCCGCGTATAGCGTTCCCGACGACCCCGGCGGGATACCGAAATAAAGCGCGTCGTCGCCGTCGCGAACTATATCGCTAACCGTGTCCATCAATTCGAAGTCGCCGAAGTTATGCGACCAATCCGCCGTCGATTCGGCTTTGTGAATGTCGAAAATGACGGGTTCGGGGTCGACCGACTCGGCGACCGACTTTTCGATTATTTCGGAATTTGTTCGCTCGATGAACGGCCGTGTCACCTTCGCGTATTCGGCTTGCGCCGCCGACGTTTCCGCCGTGACTTCTAACGACAGATTATTCGCCGACGTATTCGACGGCTTCGATAAGACGGTGCCGCGCCAGTCCGTGTCGAACGTGCCGGGGTTGTCCGGGTCTTCGGTTTTCACGACCACTTCAGCACCCGGCGCGAATAACCCGCGATTGGTTTCGCTATTCCCGACGGTAATCTTCGCCTCCCCAATCGAACCGGCGTCGGGCTTTTCCGCCGACACGTCGATAACATTCGATACCGTCGTGCCGTCGGCTTCGACTTCGTAGTTCGCCATAGTGTTAACTGATATATGCGTCTAAGAATGTCCATTCAAGCGTAGCGTCGTACGTCCGACCCGGTCGCGATTGTGTGTCTTCAGTCGGGTCGAAAGCAGTAATCACACCGTCGATAGTCCGACCGTCGTATTGTAAGACGTCGAACCCGTTCGTCGTGTCGTAGCCCCATTCTTTCGACGCCCGCATGAATTCGTCACGAAAGCCGTAATCGTCGTCGTCGGGGCGACCGGCACCCGACCCGTCGTACTGCGACGAATTGGGGTAATCTTCGGGCGTCATGCCCTGAATCACGAAGTCGATTTGGTATCGCTGAATATCGAGAACTAACTTCCCCCCCGCTACTTTCCGCGACGCCGCCGATATAATCGAATCTGTCACTAACCCGTTTTCGACGGAAGTTTCGACCCGTTCGGCTTTCAGTCGGAACGTCTCACTCCCGTCGTTCCGAATGACCTTCACCGCTAATTCAGCGTTATCGACCATACGTCACCGAACCCCCGAACGACGATTAGTTTTGTCGCCGATAGCGTCGACAATCCGGTCGGCGAACGACTCGACGTCGCGTCGCGAGACGTTCGACGGGTCGAATTCACCCGACATTTCGATACTGATATTTTCGACTGTAATTTCCGACCCACCGCCGCCGCCGCCCGAAGACGCGGCGGATTGAACAATCGGCTCCGGAAGCACGGCTTCGCCTTCGTGAACGCGGGCGATACCGCCTTCGGCGACTAACCCGCCGGTTTGTAGTTGCGGTAGGTCGATATAGCCGCCGCCGATTGTCGTCGACGGTATATCTTGCCCGGCGACTTGGCCGCCCCCGATAGTGACCGACGGGACGTCTACGGACGACGGAACCGTCGAATTGAACGCGGTTCGAACCGACCCGGCGACGGCGTCACCTATGCCGATTAGAAACCCGACGACGTCGTCCTTGAATTGTCGGAAGTCTTTGACTAAGTCGTCGGTTAATCCCCCGAACCAAGCGGCGAGGCTATTCCAAGTCTGTTCAAATGACCCGGCTATATCTTTAGTTAGTCCTATGAACCAGTCGGCGACGCGGTTGAACGTCCGTTCAAACGAACCGAAAAATATGTCGACGACTTCGCCGGCCCGGGCGAACGCTTCGTCGAATCCGCCTTCGATGAATCCGACGATAAAGCCCCCAAGCACGGCAAGGAACCCGACGGTCGCGCCGATAACGGCAAGTAGCCCGTCGCGTGCCCACCCCGGAAGTTCAACCGATAGCATTTCCCCTAATTGACCAATCCAGTCGAGTACACCGGTTATTTCGAGAATCCAAACACCAAATAGACCAATCGCGGCACCAATCACCGCGCCAAGGGCTAAGGCTCCCGCCGACCCCGCCGCTAACCACCCGGCGAATGACGATAGGGCACTTGTCACCGACCCCAAGATACCCGAAAGCGAAAGTGCCCCTAAGTACCCGGTTAGCGTCGACAAAACTCCGGATAGGGAACTTGCGACCCCACCAATCGCGAAGAATTTCAGCACAAGCGACCCAAGCGTGCCGGCCAAGCCGATTACCGTCCCCCGCAAAAGCGTAAAGTCTTCATCGGCTTCGTCGGCACCCTTCGAAGCGTCGTCCTGTGCGTCCGACGTGTTCGATAGGCTCCCGGCAAGGAACCCGGCGGCCCCACCCGCTTCTTCGGCCGACTCGCCCATTTCGCGATTCGATTCAGCGAAGTCGTTCGCGTTCGCTTGGGCTTCGGCGACGTTCGACACCTTCGCGTCGTATTCAATAGTCCCGATTTGCGTCATTGGAACGACGGAACCGGGCGACGACCTTAGCCGTTAGCGGCGGGGACCGCCATGCTTCGACCGGCGTTCGCGACGCTTTTGCTCCCGTTCGATTTTTTCTTCTTTCAAGTCCTGCCGTTCTGCATGAATCGCAAGCGTGCGATACACTTCTTGTTCGGTCATTCCCGGCGTCGTCGACTTCGTTTCGGTCACGACGTCGGGCGGGCTTTCGAAGACTGCATCGGGAAGTCGGTAATAGCATAGGCCGGAGACGAACCCGCCGACGATAGCGACGAATGAAGCGGTCGATTCTAAGCCCGCTAACGCGGTCGCTATGCCGACGAAGCTGAATGCGGCACCAACACCGGCACACGCCCGAAGACGGCCGGCGCGGGAAAGCACGCGGCGAATCGACGCCGTGACGTCGTAACGTGGGGTTCGGTGATAGCCCGACCGTTCGTCGCCCCGAATGTCTCGGCGGCTTAGGCCCGCCTTCGACGTTAGCATATATTCGACGACGTGAAATTGGGCCTTCATATCACCGACGGTCCGGGCGGGGCGGCCCCGTACCGCCGACTTTATTTTCCCCGTTCGCCGTCCGGTAGCGATTCGAACGGCGGCGGGACTTCATCTTGCAGGTCTTCGAAAACAGCCGACATTTTGTTCAGGAACACGGTTAGCGACGGCACGTCGTCATTATCTTCGGCGGCCCCGAACCAGTCGACGACCATGTATTCGAGTAGGTCCGTGTAATAGTCCGACGACAAGTTCTGCCGGGGGTTCCCGTCGGGGCCTTGTTCGGTCGTAAGGTTCGATTCAAGCACTTCGTTCTTCTTGCGAAGCGGGACGTCTTCTTTCATTTCGAACCAGTAGGCGACGCCGTCGTCGTCGTCTTTGACCCACACCGTTCGAGTCTTCGATTCGTCGACGACCGCGTCGTCGATAGTACCGACGTCGAACCCTTCGGGGGCGTTGACGTTCGGTGTCTCGTCAGACATACAAACGCCGTCGTCGCCACGGCAGGAAAAGTATGCCGGCGCTTAGACGTACGCCGTCGCCGTTTGCGTATCCGTAACGCGAATCTTCGCCGTGTCGGGGATTAGCGTAAGGTCGACGTCGACCGCCCCTTCTTCGGGAATGCTATGTGGGCCTTCTTCAATCCCGATATTCGACGCCTCGAATCGGAACACTTCACCCGTCGACGGCTTCTTGAATTGTATCGACCCGTCGCCGGCGTCGTCGGCACCGATTAGGTCGCGGAATAATTGGTCGTCGACGGGTGTGACCGTCACCGTTGTTTCGTGTTCGGCATTCGCATACAGCATTTCGAACGGGTCGCGCCCTGCCGACGACGCGATATAGTGTCGGGGGTCGACGTTCGTAGTGTGTTCGTGTTCGAAGTCGGTGACGCGGGCGTAGGTGTTCCCGTATAGCGATAGGTTCGATTCGACGTCGTCGAAGACCCACGGGTCGCGGGTATCCGCATTCACCGACGTCGGTGAATCACCTTCCGACACCCCCATAGCTACGAAGTCCAAGTCGGTCGAAAGCCGCGATTCGTTATCGACTTGAATCGACACCGACGGCGGGGCGGCCCCGGTGAACGTGCGAACAAAGTCGCTCCCCGTTCCCCGTCCGTAAAGGGCGGCTTCGATTGTTACTGTCGGCGGTATTTTGTTGTCCAAGACGCTAATTTCGTGAAGCGTCGTGCCGTTTTCAGCCACTTCCGACCCCGACGAATCTAAGTTCGTGTCGGCGGTGACGGTATCGTTCCCGAAGGCAAGGGCGACCGGGAAGCCGTCGACGGGCATAATCGGCACCGACCCGCCGTCGTACGTGTTTTGCCCGGCGTACTTGCCAGTTAGTTCGCGTTGTGAACCACCGGAAAGCGACCGTTCTTCTAACCATTCAATCGACGGGTCGGGCATATCGGTGTCGCCCGACACCTTCCCGAATCCCCGGTCGGGCGCTACTGCGGTGCCTTGGTCGGATTCAAGCCCGACGGCGACTTGTGCGTCATGCCGAACAAAGGGGTCCATAGACGAAAAGGAGGTCCGACCGACTTAGTAGTACGTTGCCGGAATTTACACTTCGACCGACCGACCCCGCGCTTCGAATAGTAACGTCACTTCGACAAGGTACGCTGAAAACGTGCTATCGTCTAAGAAGGTAATATCGCCGAAGATAATCCGGTCGAAGTCAGAATACACGAATCCGTGTTCGTCGTTCTTCGCTTCGATGGTCCGGCGGAATTCGCTGAATATCTCGTCGCGACGGTCTTCCGACGACGACTTCAATTCGACAAATACGGCGGCGTCTATATCTTGAGAATTCATCGGCAGGTCGTGGTACTCGATAGCGTTCGGGTTCGTCTTCGAGAATTCGACGTAGTCGTACACGGATAGGTCGCGGCCCTTCCCTATGTCGTCGGACTTGTCGATTACCGGCTTTTCGCCCGACGTGTTCGACGTGTCCCAAGCACTATCGACGCCGGATACCGTTTCGTCTAACAACTTGGGTAGTTTCGGTTGCGTCATTGTAGGTTCCCCCGGCCTTCGACTTCGGCGACGGTCGACCGGTCTTGTTCGACGACGATAAACCCGCTTTGAAGTAAGGTTCCTCGGTCGGTCGCTTCGTCGGCGACTATTTCTTGCGATTGTTCGAACGCGAAGTCGACTGTTCGGGTAATCGCCTTCCGGGCGGCGTCAGGGTCGTCGCTCCCTTCGAATGCTTCTAAGAATTGTTCACCCGCGTCTTGTGCCGCCTTGAACCCACGGTTCAGGAAATACACCCCGTCGGTTCCTGACTCGGCTATCGACGCGACGACTATCCAAGCAACCGCCCGTTGTGCTTCCGCCTTCGTGTCGGCGTCTTCTTGCCCGGCGGCTTTCAAACCGGGGTCTAAGTCTCCCCACTTTCGCTTTACCCAGTCGTGTAGCGGTTCGAACGGCGGTTGCGTCCCGGTATATGACGTCGGGAATTCTATCCAAGCCGCATATTCGGCACCGTACCCGACCGTCGCGACGACGTCCAACTTTTCGAATAGTTCGTCTAACTTCGACTCGTCTATATCGACCGTGACGTTCGCGGTGCCCTTTTGCCGACCCATAGTTACACCCGACGGTAGTTTTTGAACGTCGACATGGCACGCGATTCGAACGTCGACGCGGCGTCGGACAGGTTCGGCGAGTCGTCCCCCGCGTTCGGCGTCAGTTCACCGTATTGGTCGCTCCCGATTAGCCGGGCGGCGACAAGAAGACCGACCGCGTCGGTGACGTCGCCCGGCACTTCCGTCGATACCGAATACGTCGTCGACGCACCGAACGTCGACGCCCCAGTCGTGTAATCGGTGACGTCTTTCGGGTGCCCATAGCGATACGTCACCTGCATTTTCACAATGCCGTCGTCTAACTCCCGACCGCCCCGGGCGGCCGTGCTTACCGGGGTGAATAGCCGCACGTCGGGCCGTAGCACGCCTTTCCGGTTCGACACGACGTACGACCCGTCGGTCCGGCCTTCGTCGTCCGTGACGTCGTTCTTCGACCGTTCGTTCAGCACGACGACGGTGTCGCCTTTGCTCGAATCGACCGGCTTGATATGATTATGGGGTAACTTCACGAACGCCCGCGACGACGGACGCACCGCCGATTGATTCGCCCGGCGGGTCCGGCGGCGGCGGTGCCGCCCCGACTTTTGCTTGTGCCCGAATTCGACGTCGACTTCGACGTCGACGACCTTTCTGGTTCGATACGCCGTCTTCGTGTAATTATCGAACCGTTCCGACGACTGAATGATTAGGTCGTCGACGTCGACCTTCGTTAGCCCCCCCTGCGATAGCGTCGTCCGGTCGGCTTCAAGGTCGGCGTATTTCTTGTTTCGAATGTGCCGGAAGACGTCGCCGGGCGTCGCGTAAACGACGTCGGTGTCGACGAGTCGGGTATCGACGGGCATACAGTCGAACGGTGTCGCCACTACTTAGGCGTTCACCGTCGGAAGAAAAGGTCGGCGTTAGTCGTCGTCTTCGCGGCGTTCGGGCACGTCGACGTAGATTCGAACCAGTCCCGCACCGTTGCGGAACCGGACCCTGCGGCCGGCCGCTTCGTCGGCTTGGCCGGCAAGCCGCACAATGTCGATTGGCGTCGCGTGGGGGTCGCCTTGCTCGAATGAGTCGTATTTGACTGCGACTTCGTCGTCACCGTCGAAGTTTATCGTAGCGCCCGCGTCGTATCCAAGCGCGTTACCACATAGTCGAACGGCAAGCCCGACCGGCGTAAGAACCCCGACGTCGGTGAAGGGGCTGTGCCCGTCGCGGATGTATTCTTCGCCGACGGCGTCGACGACGTCGTCGAAGTTTTCTTGGGTTTGGTCGGCGGCGTATTCTGCGGCCAGTTCTTCGGGGGTCGAGTCGTCGGTAGTGGTTCGCACCATACCCCTACTTGTGGCTACGGACTAATAAACGTGTCGGTGTTGCACCAAAGGGAAGAAGAAGGCGGTCGGCGTACCGGGCGACCCGGTCGTTACGTGCCGCCTTGTTCGTGAATCCGCACGTTCACGTCGTACGACCCCGTGTCGCCCGACCCGTTTACCGTCGCTTGCGACGTCCCGGTCGCCGAGACGTACACGTAGTCGTCGCTTCCCTTCGCCGTCGCCAGTATCACGGGTTCGTCGGGAAGGTCGTTACTGACGCCGGGAAGGTCGTCGGAATAGTTGATGTTCGCGGTGCCGGTCGATAGCGTGACCACGCCGGCCCATAAGCGGCCGTCGCCGTTCGGGTCGGATTTGCCGCCTTTGACTTTTTCGAATGGCATGGTTTAGTTAGGCGAGGGAATACCGCCCGACGATTCGGTCGTCGGGGGCACTTGCCGCAAGCACGCCGTAGGCGTCGACGGCGACGTCTTCTTGCGGCGTCGTCCGGGCGAGGGGGTGAAGCGTCGTGTCCTGAAGCATGGCCATCACGACCGTCGACATATCGGCCATGATGAAAAGCCGACTGCCGGACGAATCGGGACACCCGTGCGATTCGACGATAGGCACGCCGTCGACGTTCAAGGCTCGGAACCCGAAGTTTAGTTCGTCGCCGGGCGACTGATACCGAACGAAGTCGTCGACGCTATCTTTCAGGTCTTCGAACGACTTGTGGTCGGTGACGGCTACTATGTCGTCATAGTCGGCACCCGCCCGACGAAGGGTTCGAATGTCCGACCGAACCTTCGACTCGTCTAACGTGCCGGCCCCGCCTTCGTCGGTGAGGTTCGACCCGGCGGCAAGGTCGAATAGCCCCCGGAAGCCGTTCGGGTCGTTCCCGCCGATACCCGCGACGGTCCCCTGTCCCTGAATCGCTTGGGCTTCTTCGTAGTGCCGGACCGACCGGACAAGGGATTCTTCCGTAAGCGACCGCGACGACCGAAGCGACGACGTCGCAAGCTGTAAGAAGTCGGTGACGGCGGTTTGCCTGCCGTACGGCACGACGTCGTACGAATGCGTCGCATACGAATCGTCGTTTTCGACCCACGTTTCGTCGGTGCC